CATTAACACCAAGAAAACGAAAAGAATTACTTATTCAACTGCTCGAATCAATCGAGCCCCGTGAAGCAGAAGTTATTATCGGCATCTTTAAAAAGGACCAAGGTGTGAAAGGTTTAACATATAATTTCGTAAAAGAGGCATTTCCAACTTTATTGCCATAAATGCACCATAAAGAAAGAATAATTGTCACCTGCGGCGAGTTTGATCCACTAAGTTATGATGAACTACTCATATTACAAAAGTGTCACCTCAAAGGTGATTGGTTAATCGTGGGGGTACATTCTGATTGGTGGATGATGTATGCTCGTGGAGGTTTTATGCAGAGTTACGAAACTAGGCGTGAAATTATTAAAAATATTAAAGTAGTCGATGAAGTATTTTCATTTAATGATTCAGATGGTACAGTCTGTCAATTACTGAAAATTATAAAAATTTGTTATCCTAATGCGGAAATCATTTATGTGTCCCAAGAGGATATGCATAATATGCCGGAAACTAAAATTAAAGGCATTACTTTTGAAACGATGAGGTAGGGAGAAAAGAAGTGACTAAATTTGTAGGTAAGTTTCGTAAAAATCAAGATTACAACGAAGATTATGATTATGCAAGAAGCCATCTTCATAGCAAACATCGTAGTGGTGAACATGGTGAAATTAAGAAGTTAAAGAGCCGAGAAATAGAGGAAGTAGAAGAAATGGTAAAAAATGAAGGATGGGACGATTAATTACCATTCTGTTGTCAACCTTTTTCTGGTAGTAATCGTTGGATTGGTGTTCCGCTTTCAAGTATAGTACCGGAACCTAGTACCAATGACGGCTTGACAAGTAGACTTTTTTATAGTATAATGGACTCTTAAATCGGAGTTCTATATTATGATTGTTTATGGTTATATTCCAAAATGGAAGAATCGCAGAGTTTTAAAATCCAAAAAACTTCAACACGAAGAATGGTTGGTGTCTATGCAATCCATGACAACCAATTTCAGTAAAACAAAATCCAAAAAGACTACAGGTGCATTTTCATCGCCGAAGATACCAGCTGGTCGTGAATCTCCAAAATACGAATCCTTAGATACAGGTTTTATCACTTGTGGAAAAACATTCCAAAAATATACAGGTGAAAAGATGATGGGTATTGCAACGATGCATAAATCGAATGCTGTACCTATTTTTACAGATAATGAAGCAAAAGAGATAGCGAGTATGAGAAGATGATATTGAACAAACAAAACATATTGAATGAAAAGATTAAACAAATTGCAATTAATTGCTATGCTGAAGCCTATGAATTTGATTTAGATGGTTTTTCTGGTAACCTAGAAAAATTTATTAACTCATTTTCCAAAAGATTGATTATGGAATGCTCTAATAATTTAAAGCTCAATGGGTATGATGATGCCGCCAACCAATTAGTAAAATATTTTGAGTTTAAATCATGATTAATGCAGAAGAATGGCAAGAATATAATGAATATCTTACTGAATTAACAGATGAAGAGCTTGGAATTGAATTGCAATGGTTAGAATCAGTAGGCAAAGCGAAGCAAAGAGGTAGTGTAGTAAGTTGCATTGAGAATGATACTTTACAATAAGGTGAGATTATGTTACAACAATGGGAAGAAAATCAAATTCATCGGGGTATTGATGAGATTATGTTCAATATGAGGCATATTGATCCGCAAGATGTTGCTTATTTTCTAGTGAAGTTCAATCCGAACCTTGCAGAAGAATTAGCAACAGCATTAGAGCAACAAATTTTTGATAAAGATGAAGGTAAAAAACATGAATAACCCAAATGATAGTGGTCATTATATTTGGCTTGATGCCAAAGTAGATGATAATGAGATTCCACCGTGGAAACAGCTAGATATTGTTTGCCGTAAGTGGGCTACTCTGTCTGGATTTGAAAAAGACTTGTCGGATTATCAAAAACGCAAAGAAATGTATGAGTAAAGTTTGGAGTACCACTTTCGAAGATGCTAATGATGGTACTGGTGACGGCATTTTAACATTTCCCGAAGAAATGCTTGCAGAGTTGGGCTGGAAAGAAGGTACGGTACTTGATATTTCAGTCAAAGATGGTAAAATCATCTTAAAATCAATGGAAAGCGACTAAAACACGCTTTTGTTGCTAAAAAACAACGCTTTTTTACATATTAATTGACAAAATGCTTGGATTATGAGATAATGGCCTCTTAAATAGGAAAATTATGCAAAATCTCATTGAATCTAAATCCCTGCTTGCTAAATTAATGGCAACCGAAAATCTCACTATCGAGCAAAAGAACATTCCTACAGCTATGTTTGATGTGAAGAATCGTATTCTTACGGTTCCTGTTTTAGATGACAAAATTACTGGTTTTGAATATGACCTTTTCATGGGTCATGAAGTAGGCCATGCACTTTATACTCCCATTGAGGGAATCAAAAAAGCAATCGCAGAAAAGATTCCACTATCAATCGCTAATGTGATTGAAGATGTGCGTATCGAAAAGAAAATCAAATTCAAATATCCTGGCCTCCGTACCTCTTTTATTAGAGCGTACAATGGACTCTATGGAAAAGATTTCTTTGGTACTAAGGGTTCTGATATTAACGATTTAAACTTTATTGACAGATTAAATCTTCATGCAAAAATTGGTGTTGGCCTTAGTGTTAAATTCAATGATGAAGAAAAAGTCCTATTAAAAGCAGCCGAAGATACCGAAACATATGATGATGTGATTGAAGTATGTAAGCGTATTGTTGCTTTTATGGAAGAACAAGAAGAAGAACGCAAAGCAAGAAAACCAGAAGAAGATGATTCGGATGATGAAGCCGATGGTGGTGATGGTTTTGAAGATTCTGATAATTGGGACGATGAGTATGAAGATTCTGATGATGATTCAACAGAAGGCAATTCATCATCTAGTGAAGGTGATGGGGAACAAGATGAAGAAACCCAACAATCTTCTGGTGAAGAAGAACACATTAAAGGCGATGACCGATATACCTACAAACCTGTAGAGAGTGATCCTGTGCGTGCCTTTACGGATGAAGCATTCAAACAAAATGAAAAGAAGCTTTATGCGGAAAATGCAAAAAATTGGGTTTATGCAAATGTTCCAAAAATTAAATCGGAAGAGGTAATTATTGGATTCAAAAAAATGTATAAGATGTATAAGGATTTTCACGAAGCATCTACATATTCAAGTGGTGGTATTGCCACTAAAGATTTTTTGAAAATTCGCCGTGATACTAATAAGGTAGTTTCTTATTTGGCCAAAGAATTTGAATTGCGTAAAAATGCCGACCAATTGAAACGGACTTCTACTGCCAAAACTGGTGACCTTGATATGAAGAAGATTTATTCATATCAGTTTAATGATGATATTTTCAAAAAGATTTCAGTAGTGCCTGATGGTAAATCCCACGGATTGGTAATGTTCTTAGACTGGTCAGGTTCAATGAGTGACCATCTACTCAATACAGTTAAACAGTTAATCTCTTTGGTAATGTTCTGTAAAAAGGTAAATATTCCTTATGAGGTGTATGCCTTTGCTACACATGAATCACATACTACACCCGAATACAATGTAACACCAAAAGAGAATGATATTGTAATGGGTAAGTTCCAATTGTTTAATTTATTGTCCAGTAAAATGACTGCTGGTGAATTTACATACGCAGCTTCTGCTCTAGTCTTTTTGGCCAAAGCACCAAGATATTGTTCTCATTGGATGGTTCTTGGTGGAACTCCTTTGAATGAAGCAGTTGTTTCTGCCATGGATATTATTCCCAAGTTTCAAAAACAATACAAATTACAAATTGTCAATACAGTCTTTTTGACCGATGGTGAAGGACACAATAATCGTAATGTTTATAAAACTCTTGACGATGGTAGAATATATCCACAAGGATTTGAGTATTCTTTCCGTAGAGAATATCCGGGTTTAGTGATTCGTGATCCAATTACAAAACATGAGGAACGTGTAGAGAATATATACAGCAGTAATGCTCAAACAGGTGCTTATGTTAAACTGTTGAAAGCACGTACCGGTTGTAATGTTCTTGGTTTCTATGTAATTGGTGGTCGTGATTTTGGTAGAAAATGTTTGGATTTTTATCCAAAATTATCCACGACAGCCTATGATTTAATTAAATCTAAATTCCGTAAGAACAAATACGCCGTTGTAACAAATGCAGGCTTTGATGAGTATTATGTTCTCCGTTCAGAAGGTTTGGACACAGAAGAAGATAGTACCTTTGAAGTAAAAGAAAACGCAACCACCCGTGGTTTAGTTTCCGCATTTAGTAAATATGCCGGTGGCCGTGTGGCCAATCGTGTTGTTCTTAACCGATTTATAGGATTAATATCATGATTAACGAATTAGTAACATTCTTTGGTGCTCAGGGACACCGTTATGCTGAAATAGCATTCTTTGCAAGTTGTGTGGTAACGCCCATGTGGATCGTTGATATGGTTGACGATGTAACAGGTAATCGCCTCACTAAATTTTTTAACTCGGAAGAAGAGGCCGAAGATGCGGCTAAACTCTTTGCCTTTGAAGGAATCATAAAATGATGGTACAACAAAAACTGGATGAGTATGTTGATGGAGATAAAAAAGCAGTAATCTACAAATACGATGCCATCTATACTGTAGACCTGTTTGTCGGTGGAATACTAATATCAAAGCAATCTTCTTTGAGTGAAGATACTGCTAAAGTTGTAGCCGAACAATTTATTGGTAGAACACGACCAACACTATTGAACGAAAATGGCCAATAATATAATTGAGGCCGAAGATTTCAATCCAAAACGAATTTATGATGCACTAATCAAACGATGTAAAGCAATTAAAGTTTGGGAGATTCGGTGTATTGTAGATGAAGGTTGGATGGGAGTTGCACCATTTAAGATGAGAATTGAAGATGGTGTTTTTATCTGCCAAGTAATTGCACCCACTAAACGAGATGCTTTTATTATGGCGGCAAACAAATTACCAGTTATAAGATTTTTGACGAAACAAGATGATGAATGAACAAGTAAAAGAAGCACTACTAATTACACAAGAAGAATGTGCTGAAGTAACCCAAGCAATTTCCAAAGTATTTCGTTTTGGTTTTGATTCACAATGGCCAGTTGGTACACCACCTAATAGAGAACGCTTAGCTGAAGAAGTCGGTGATTTATTGGCGATGATTGATATTCTGGTCGAATCTGGTGTAATCTCGGATTCTTTGGTAAATCAATCCAGAAAAAACAAACGAAACAAACTAAAAACTTGGTCCTCATATAATTGATGGATGTCAATCAACTTATTGCCTTTCTAAAACGAATATATGTCTGGATTCCAGTTAATAACCCCATGCGCCAAGAAATCAAAAAAGTGGTACATAAACTTGGTGGAAGACTGTAACCACAAGGCTGTTGTTTCCATACAACACCATGGTTGACAAACCCACCAATTCCTGTATAATGGTTTATATTGATTAGGAGAGTATTAAAAAATGTCGTACATTAAAGACTTCATAATGTGTATTATTGAAGATTATGAAAATGATTTAACTATTGAAGATATTGCTTTTACATATGATATATCGGAAAAGCAAGTTATTCAAATTTTGAAAGATTGTGGAAAATACCTTCCCTTTAAGGAAGAATAAATTATGACTAAATCAGGACAAAAACTTTTAGCGTTGCTTCCTCTTATTGAGGATTACCAACGTTACATTGAAGAGGATTATAATAAGAATACTGGCCATAGTAAGTATTCTGTCAATTTGGGATTTACGACAGGTATGGAAGCAGGTACGAAGTATGTCAGAATTTTTCATTGGTATGACCATGGATCTTCTTATAAACAAAGGTCTTGCCATTCATTCGTTGATTTGAATACGGGTGATATTTGGAAAGCGGCCAGTTGGAAAGCACCTGCAAAGAACTTTCCCCGTGGTAATGTAAAACATAAAGATTCATATTCTAATATTCGATGGACGGGTTGTTAATCATGGGTTTATTCACACAGAAACAAACACACAAAGCTGGTACATTGAAACAAACTAAAAAGACTAATAATAAAACGGGTACCTCAAAGACCCTTTTTGAACGAGTTAAACCTAAGAAGAAGAGCAAGTAATCGTGGACAAATTCTATTTCTTTGATATTTCCGTATATCATTTAAACCTATTATCCTTTATGTTGGGTGTCACTTGGGCATTTTTCAATCAAGGGTTATTCGGTAAGAAGATTGGACTTTATATCTTTTTATATTTTGGTGGTTTAGCCGCATGGTATGGTGCATTACTTTGGATGTCCGTACAAATACAAAACGCACCTAAATGAACAATACTTGGAAAGACATTATTGGTATTACAGCCCTCGCTATTGGATTAGTGGGGTTTATCGTATATGAACATGGTAATGATATTCATGTCAAGGTGTATGATTGCTCTCTGGCTGAAATTTCACCAGACTACCCTATTCAAGTAAAAGAACAATGCCGTAAGATAAAGGTAATTAAAATATGAAACCTGATTTTTCTGATATTATTATTGACTTATATGCTCTTGCATCCCAGCTGGATGACAATGACACCAGTTTTAAACTAAAGACGATTGCTAACACTATTGCAAAACTTGGTAATGAGTACCACGAACAGAAGGAACTCTCC